GTCAGTACTTCTTCAACTACCAACGGCGAGTTGAAGCTTCTAGATCTGTTTATCAGTCTAGAATAATAATTCCTAAGTTAAAGAAACAACTAAGGAAAGGTATTAAGGAAAGATTACTAAACCCTAATACAAAATTCGACAAACTGGCAAAACACCACAGTCGACATATCCAAGAAGCTGGTACTTGGCTCCGAGGTTTTTCGTATCGTGAAATCTTTAAATGGAAAGCACGAGTAAAAGATGAGTTAATGTGTTCGGCATGCGAGCCGCATCTTTTCCGCATAGTCGCCTACTTAAAATTCCATGTAGCCGACTATCCTCATACAAGAAATTTTTGTATGAAGATTATGCACAATTACCTTTCCATAGAAGGATCGGAAATATATGAGCAGTTTCCTGAGTGGTATGCTCAAAGAAGTGATCGATTATTTAGTAAAGTCGATCTAGAAGAATATAAAATTTGTGATTTATTCTTATGTATGACTAAGTGTAGAAAACTAACACCTAGAGGAGAGGTAGGAATGGCAACTCAAGAGCTACCTTCCATTAACTGTTTTCCTTTGTTTGACAGAGAAAAGGAAAGTAAGATGTATCTAACTCAACTAGATCCACCTAATAAAGATCTCGTTTCTGAATACGGTAAAAAGATCAGACTTGTGTTGGCTAAATACGCCCCACAAACTTTAGAGATTCCATCCGCAGAAAGCGTGAAATCACTAGCTCCATCGTGGTACAGCGATGGACATTTTAAAAGATTAGACTACGAAAAACCGCAAGTCACTTGGACTGATAGTTTTGACTATCAAAGATTCCATACATCAGCCATGACTGAAAGAGAAGTTTGGCTTCCACCTAAAGCATATAAAATGTATTCTTCATGGTGGCATTATCTGGTCGATCCTATAGTAAAGAGGATCCCATGGATTGTTTCTTCCGAAACACAGGCAGAGCTGCGTAGGCAGCTACTACCCGATTATAAACCTTGTAAGAAAATAGATCTAAAAGGGTTTGGTTTACAATTTCCAAGGGAGTATGTATTGGAAACTATGCAAGCTATATACGAAATGTATCCTGATGATAACATCAGGGACTATATGAACTCATCAAAGGTTATTTTTGATAGAATGTCTATACAAATGGAAGATGGTACACACACCGTTCCAAAAAGAGGAGTAGGATTAGGCTACTTCAATAATTTAATGACACTATGCGTAGCAAGCATCTTGTCGGAATACAACATCAAGAAAATGTTTAATGATGATATTCTTTGCCCAGTTGAGACAGCTGACGAGGCTATCGAAACACTAAAACACTTCACATTTGTTATTAATGAAAAGAAGACAGGGCAGATCTGGCGGAAAAAGCCATTTTTTGCTGAGGTGCAACACACACCTGCTGGGATTGTGAGATTTCATCAATACCAGGGATTAAAGGCTAGCATTCATACGAATATTGGCCATTACAAGAAGAAGATGTCTATGTTGTCTTCATCTTTTGAAAGAAGATGGTTAATGAACTATCATTATACTAGGATTTATGGTTATGAAATAGATCCTCAAGAAGCTTTCTGGCATCCAACGATGCTAGGTTTAGACCCCAAGGCAGATAGGCCTGTAGGGTACGTTAAAGGAGGTCTTCTAAGAACACTTAGAGCTCCAAAAACCTCAGGCGAGTTTGAAAGACGCTTGTGGAATTTAACATATCCTTGGAAAGAACCCAAAGAAATGAATAAGTTTCTTGCTGAAAGAAAAGGTGCAAAGAAGCTTAAGAATATAACATGGTACACTGAGTACTATGAGTATCTCTATCCCGAGATAAGTGATCGAAAGTTAGATCGATTCACTACAGATATCCAGAGCGGTAAATACCAATTACCTCGCTGGGCTGACATGCAGTTGATATTTTCACAGCATGCGACAACTGGAAGAACTACGAGAGGTAGATATCCAGCATTAGCGGCATATAATATGCTGAACTATTTACATAGTGACGACCCGATAGCGTCGTGGCTTAATAATGGTTATGATATTATAACCAATTTCTATAGAATACCTGGAGTAGATCCTAGTATATCTTTCTTGTATTACCATTTAAAGAATTCAAGATTTAATTCTATGCCAGCTGTTAATAAAGCAACCGGAGAGGGATCCTTACTTATTATGAAAGAAGGATATGGAACTAAGTTTATGGAAAACCATGACTTAAATATCTCAGACACGTTTGTATTTGAGAATGACATATTTTCTCTTGATGAACAAGAGGAAACTGAATCCACTCTGGATCTAGAGGAGGATTATGAACTGGCTGAATTCGATAGCGAAGACGTCCTTTCTATCGCTGGGGACAGCGATAGTGAA